CCATCCGCAAGGCGAAGCCTGCCGACAAGCCGCAGAAGCTGCGCGATGGCAATGGCCTGTACCTACTGCTACGACCCAATGGCGCCCGCTGGTGGCGCTATGACTACCGCCGCCCCATCACGGGCAAGCGCAATACGATTTCGTTCGGCACCTACCCGGAAGTGAGCCTTGCAGACGCACGCGAGAGGCTTGCAGAAGCACGCCGCCAGCTTGCAGCCAAGATCGACCCCGGCGAACAGAGGAAGGCCGTCAAGGCCGTTGGCGAGGCCGCAGCCGCCAACAGCTTCGAGGTCGTCGCCCGCGAATGGTTCGCCAAGCAGCAGAAAGAATGGAGCACCCAGTATGCGGATAAGATCATCCGCCGCCTAGAAAGTGACATCTTTCCTTGGATCGGTAATCGTCCTGTCGGGGCCATCACGGCTCCCGAGCTATTGAAGCACTTGGAGCGGATCGAGCAGCGCGGAGCCATCGAGACCGCCCATCGCGCACTACAGACCTGCGGAGCGGTCTTCCGTTATGCCGTGAGGACAGGGCGAGCCGACGGCGACCCGACCGGAGCCCTAAAGGGCGCGCTGACGCCGTGGCGCCCGATGCCATTCGCCGCCGCGACGACTCCGGCAGCGGCGACCGCCCTACTTAGGAAGATCGACAGCAGTACCAGCAGGCCGATTGTTCGGAGCGCGCTGCGCCTAGCCCCATTGCTCTTCGCCCGCCCCGGCGAACTTGTCCGCATGAGGTGGAGCGAGCTGGACTTGGATGTGGGCCAGTGGCGCTACTTCGTGACCAAGACCAAGCGTACCCACATCGCCGCTCTTTCCTCGCAGGCAGTGGAAATCCTGCGCGACCTGTATCCCCTGACCGGGCGCGGCGAGTTCGTTTTCCCTGGCGGACGCGACCCGCGCAAGCACATGTCTGGCAACGCCATTCTAGTTGCCGCGAGGCGCTGCGGCATCGAGAAGGAAGAAAGCACCATTCATGGTTTCCGGCACATGGCGAGCACACTGCTCAATGAAATGGGCGACTGGAATCCAGATGCAATCGAAGCAGCGTTGACCCACAAGATGCCTGGCGTGCGTGGTATCTACAATCAAGCTCAGTATTTGGATGAACGCCGCAAGATGATGCAGGCTTGGGGCGACTACCTAGATGAACTGAAATCAATGCGCCCGAAGCCCATAATACACGAGGCTGCGTGATTGACCGAAGCTCAGCGAGGCGCAGACCGCCTCGCCAGAGCCTCGACCTTATTTACAGCATCCGGATGATATTCGGCGAGCAGGCTAAACTGCACAGCAACCAATGAGGCTTCTGAGCGGTAAAGCGATAGCAACATGTCCCCGTTGATCGGCGCCAGCACCAGCATATGGTCGGAGTCACGCTTGAAGTAACGTCGGGGAAACGTGTCGCTGTCCCAAGACTGGGCGTCAGGCACCCATCCTCGCGTTGCCAGCACATAGTCGTAGCGATTACGGAACTCTGGGTCCGGGCTTGGCGGATAAGACAATGGGCCAAGCAGATATTCGACGCCCGTGTAAGCCAAGTCGGCAAACTCAACTTCAGATAACTTGGGCACACGCCATGAACCATCCCCCATCCTGCGGCCCTGCGGCCCAAGCAAGACTGAAGCTGACTCGTAACTCAAACCCTCAAACATCCCTGATCCGGAAGAGCAACGCATCAAGACATGCGATCTTATGTGCTCCGTTGAGCAATTAATTAGCCCAGCGGCTCGTACTTCTTTACCTGTGCCGTCTGGCCGCAAGGCATTGGATCCATACGAATAGCTAAGAGAACGCGACGCCGAATCCTGAATCTGCGCCGCAGACTCCAAGGTGCGAGGCGCCTTCGTGGGCTTTCCCTGCTCTTTTGCATCACAACTAGACAGCGTGGCTAGCAAACCCAGACCGGACAGAGAAGCCAGAAACGTAGCGAGCGAAGAGCCAGTAAGTGCAATTTTCACTTAATGCAATCCATATTCTGGTTATTTTTCAAAAAGTACTGCGCACTTCTTTTATTTTATAAGTGCGAGCCGACTTTTCTGGCCAACGTTCTTAGGCGCACTCGTTAGCCGGGTGCATCTGTATCGTTTTCTCACCTACTTGTCGAGCGAACCAATGCACTGGAACTCGACAGTCACGCGCCTTGATCCACAGTTTCCGAACCCCCGGCGTGATAAGCACTCATTACTCTGGGATCCGAATGGCTCTGCTTCTTTATAGCCCCAATTCCGGCACTTCTGTTCGGCGAGTTGGATTGCCTGCTGATCGCTTAGGTCAGGGCGCTGGAATTCATTGCGCTCATAGGAAAGTGCAATCACACCATCTGCGCGGCTCGCTTTGGTTACCAGCCAGTCGGCATGAGTGGCACATGCGCCGACAAGCAGTACGACGGCCGCCGCACCGCAAAACTTCAATTTCATGCTGAACCCCCTTGGCATTCGGACCTTAGTTGTACAGGGCAGTCTCGGAGCTGTCCCAGCGCTCCACCAAGAAATGATAGAAGAGCCAGACACCAATGTCACTTATAGAGGGTGTCCTCATAGGGCGTGGCCCGATAGAGGTTGCAACTGCATCGTTCTCTTATGCCAGAGAAATCGATGCCCACCGATCCCCGCGTCCTGTTTGGGCTGCGACTTGCCGAGGTCCGTAAGAGCAAGGGACTCTCCCAGGAACGTCTTGCCTTGGAGAGCGGGTTGGCGCGCAGCTACCTGGGCGGCGTCGAGCGTGGGCAGCGCAACATTGCCCTGTTGAACATCTTCCGTCTCGCCGAGGCGCTGGACGTGCACCCAACCTTGTTGCTAGAACCCCCATCGCCCTCTAGCCCCGGGGAGCCCTCGCCATATCCGCCGCGATAGTCGGCGTTGCAAGTTATTGATTTTGAAGGTCGCATCATTTTGGTACACATCCGGCAGAAGAAGACATCTCCTGTCGGCGCGCACCTTCAGCACTAAGAAGTAGCAGCTTTCCGTTGGGTCGAAGCAATCCCAGGAAGCTGCGCGCGTCTCCTATGACCACTTACAAGGAGACAGCCATGAGATATGACGCGGTAATGGAGCAATTCAAACATGCTCCCACTCGCTTGATCCCACTCGGCGACATACGAACCCACGACGCTTTGCAACCTCGTGTTGCCCGCTTGATACCGTTCAAGGATAAAGGGCGAGCCGAGGAAAGCAGCGAGCAACACATCGTAACGTTTCGCTATGTACTGGAAGCGACTGAGGATGGGCAGCTCGATCCTATTTGGCTTGCCGACATTGGTAGCGCCGAGCCGGTAGAAGCTGGCTTGTATTTGGTGGATGGTCATCACCGCCTGAAGGCATACCGACAAGCAAACAGACAGCAAGTCCCGGCATGTGTTCTGGCGTTAGATTGGCGGACTGCCCTGGTTGTTTCCAAGCTGGTCAACTGCACTGGCAGATCGCTCGCCCTTCACAACGAGCAGCGCCGGGACGCGGCTTGGCAGTACCTAGCAGATTTAACGCATCGAGGAGCTATCGAGCTTCCCAGTGTGGGGGAGTCTTTACGCTCTGTCGCCGCTCGATTTGGCATCAGCAAGAGTACGGTGAGCAGCATGCTCACCAATATGCCGCACGTCATCGCTACAGAGTTCCACGCGCTGGCGATAGACCCCGGCACGGGTTGGCCGAGGTGGCGACATGTACGCGAAGCAAAGAACCCTTGGCAAACAAGCCTGCCTAGCTCGGACCAGCAGCAGCTAGACCGGGATGCAGAAAGGGTTGCGCGCCACATAGTCAAGCTCGTGGATGGCTCATCCCCAGCCGTGCGCGCCAGAGCGCTTGAGATGCTGGCGAACGACGAGGTGAGTGCCACAGATCAACTCGCATCGGTGGAGCTTCTTGCTCCCTTCAGCCCAGCACGCCGCCCTGTCCCAATTGGGACACCCGCTGTCCCAGCGCAACTAGCTCATCTGGACACCTGACAGCCCGGACCCGCGCTCGGCCGCTTTGCCGGCGAAGGAGCGAACCAGATTTTGCTGCGCAATTGCGCGATACCCACTCCAGCCACTGAAGGCCCCATCGCCCCCGTGCCCCTCCATCAGATGGGGCCGCCCGGCGATAGGCGTCACCTACCCAAAGGCTCGCTGCGCACCTGTGCAGCGGGCCTTTCTCATTTCAAGGAAGCCATGACGACTCAACCACAGACGACGCTGCCGTATCACTTCATGCGCTTGCCCGAGGTCATCGCGACCGTCGGCGTGAGCAAGTCCACGCTCTATGCTTGGGCGGCAGCGGGCAAATTCCCGAAGCCAGTACAATTCCCCGGCGGCAACATCGCTGCCTGGGTGTCCACTGAAGTGGCGGCATGGATGGGCGCAGCGGTCACCGCGCGCGATGCTGGACATAGCCTAGCCGCCTGATGTTGGCGGTAACTATGGCGGTAACAGCCAAAGCGAGAATTCAATAACCCCTTGCATTACAGCAAGTTGCGGCTATTATTTCGGAGACCCTGGCACTACGCCATTCCTTCCTGTCAGTGGTTCTACGGCCTGCTACAACGGTTGCACGGTTGTCTACGCGCAGAATGCCGATGAAACAAGTACGCGTAGCTATACGGGTGCGATGTGCGGCAATGAGGATTTCAAGAATAACTGCCCGTCAGGTAGCTATTACAACGGCTACATGGGCGTTTGCGAGCCGGTGGATAAGCCATGTCCACCCGAGCAAAAAAAAGTCAATGGGCAGTGTGTGCCGGATGGCAAGTGTCCTAACGGTATGGTGGCAGTGCCGGGTACTACGCCGGGCGCCATTGAGCAAGGCGCGTTGTACTGCAAGCCGGCTGAGAATGAGTGCCCCCAGGGCAACATAAAGAGTCCGTCCGGTCAATGCCTGCCCGGCGATGGTCAGTGTGCGGCCGGTGAGGCGAAGGGCAAAGACGGTACTTGCAAGCGAGATGCTGACGGCAATGGAAAGCCAGACTCCGAAGAGGGACCGGATGACCCGAACAAAGATTCGGCGTCTGGCGGTGATAGCTGCAACGCGCCTCCATCGTGTTCTGGAAATGCGATCTCTTGCATACAGGTAAAGATTCAATGGCGTATTGACTGCAACACGCGCAAGAACAGGAACATTACCGGTGGCACGTGTGCAGCTATGCCAATTTGTACCGGTGATAAGTGCGATGCAATGGAATATTCGTCGTTGCTCCAGCAATGGAAGGCCGCTTGTGCGCTGGAAAAGCTCGCCAAGAATGGCACCGGAACGCCCGGTGATGGTGAGGGTTGCGGGGCAGGGGATGCAAACTGCAATGGCGTTGCTGATGTGCTGGAAGGTTCGGGCGAAGCGAGTGATCCCGGCGACGGCACTGCTGATGTAGATGGCGCGAAAAAGTGGGGAATCGGCGTTTCCGCTGGAATGCTTGATCAGGGAAATATCTTTGGCGGTGGCTCTTGCCCGCAGCCTCCATCCTTCCAGCTGATGGGCGAAACGATCAGTGGCGCAGACTTTCCGCATTGGTGCAAGGCTATGGCGATTCTGCGCGGCTTGATCCTTGTTTTCGGCGCGTTCACTGCGCTCAAAATTCTCATGGGTGGGGTGGGCTGATGGGTATCTTCAATCCGGGCGGCATGGTGTGGGATTGGATCGTCAAGGGCGTTACGCATGCTCTTGGCAAGGCTAAGGATGCTGCTGCCGGTATCGTCGGCAAGGTGCTTGCCACCTTCGGCCTAACCACGGTTACGTTCGATGCGGTGCTGCCGAACCTGAAACAGTTCGTGCAATCTCAGGTGGGCGGTTTGGATGGGCCTGTTGCCCAGGTGCTCGGCTATCTCGAGGTGGGTACGGCCATGTCGATGATCCTTTCCGCGCTCACGATTCGCATGGCATGGAAGGTGTTCATCGTGCCTAAGTCCGTTGCCGATTCGCTTGGCGGGGGTCACTGACATGATCTACTGGTACACCGGCCAGCCGGGTCACGGTAAGACGTTGCATGCCATTGATCGGCTTTTGGAATTCAAGGATCAGGGACGCATTGTCTACGCATGCAATATCCGCGAGTTCGACTATGCGAAAACTGGCGTGCTGGAAATGACGCCGGAACAGTTCAAGGATTGGCCTAACTTTTTGCCTGACGGTGCTGTCGCGCTAGTTGATGAGGCCTATGAGCACGGGATGCTGCCTAAGCGCCCTTCCGGCTCCAAAGTGCCAGAGCATGTCGAACAACTTGCGAAGCATCGTCATCGTGGCCTGGACTTCATTTTCGTCAGTCAGAGCCCGGACAAGCAATGCGATCAGTTCGTGCATGATCTGATCGAGCGCCACGTCCACGTGCGCCGTCGATTCGGAACCAAGTTCGTGCACCTGCGCGAATTCGACCGTTTTGAGGCTCAGGCGGAGAAAGCGATTCCGTTGGTTACAAAGCGCAAGGCGCTACCCAAGCGCCCGATGGGCACCTACAAATCGACGGAGTTGGACACCACCGAACGGCGCATTCCTTGGTACTACATTGCGTTTCCGGTTGCGGCCGCGCTCGCGTTGTTCCTGATGTACTACTCCTTCGGCTCGATGGGTAAGCGGCTCGGTGGCGGCGAGGAAACGTCAACGGCTGCGGCACAGCAAAGCCACGCGGCACCGCCGCGCGACGGAGCGAATGCGACGGCGGGCGGCGGTGCTGCTGGCGCCCATGTCTCTGCGGCCGACTATGCCAAGCGCTTCATTCCGCGTATCCCATCGGAGCCGTGGAGTGCGCCGGCATACGATGACGCGCTTTCGCTGCCAAGCGAGGCTCCGCGCCTGTTCTGCATGTCGTCCATGGGCGGTGCCAATGCCCAGGGCAAGCATGCGGAGCCGTCGTGCAGCTGCGTGACGGAGCAAGGCACGCTCTACGTTGTCGATGAGCCGACCTGTCGTTTCGTCGCGCGTCGCGGGCAATATGAGCCGTATCGTGATGAGCGCAATGACCGATTCGTTGATGGTCCAACCCAGATAGAGCGCAATCGGGAAGCCATTGCCGAGCGGGGTAGGGAGGGCGGGGCAGTGATAGGGCGCAGCAAGCGCGGCCAGGGCACGTTCCCTGAGTCACCCGGCTACCAGACCAGCACTGTCACACCGCCTACGACAAGCCTATGACCAGCGGCGGCCGTGAACTGTTGAAGTGGCTGGCGCTTGCCGCCATGACGTGCGATCACGCGGCAAAGGTGCTGCTCGGCGGCTACGTGCCAGGTCTGTCGGAAGCCGGCCGCATCGCCTTCCCGTTGTTCGCGCTGGTGATGGCCTACAACCTCGCCCAGGGCGCCGATGCTGGGAAGTCGGTGCGTCGTCTGGCGCTATGGGGTGTCATCGCGCAGCCGGTCCATGCATGGGCATTCGGTAACGCGTTACCGCTTAACGTGCTGCTTTCGTTCGCGCTCGCCGCGGCATGCGTATGGAGCATCCAGCACCGGCAGTGGTCGCTTCTGGCGCTGCTGGCTGGGCCTGTGGCGCTGCTGGTGGACTACGCATGGGCCGGTCTGGTGCTGGTGCTGTCCGGCTGGTGGTTCTTCCTGCGGCCGACTGCAGGACGGGGGGTGCTGGTCGTCCTGGCCATGACCGTTCTGTGCGCTTGGAATGGCAATGGCTGGGCGCTGCTGGCCTTGCTAGTGCTGGGTCTTGCGTTGGCCAACGTCCGCGTCCCGCGCACGCGCTGGGCGTTCTATGGCTATTACGTGGGTCATCTGGCCCTGCTGGCGTCGATCGCCACGGTTCTGCTAACCTGAATCGCAGCGCAGGGGCTGCTCGCCTAGCAGATTTCAGGATGAAACACAACAAGGCAAGAATCATGCCAGTTATCTGGCGTTCATCTTTTGTTTTGGCTTCATTCACTTTCGCCCAAAATTGTCTCGCACAGCAGGTTTTCAAGTGCGTGGAAAAGGGCAAGCCGGATTCGTATCAGTCGGATCCGTGTGCGAGTGGCCAGGCAGCTAAGGCGTGGGATGCATCGCCGGTTGCAGAGCCGTCTAATGCGGAGTTATGGCGTCTCTACCGCATGAGGCAGCAGCTTGATCGTCGTTACGCGGCTGATCGGCAGGCCCGAGCTAGCAGCTATTTCGTACCGGGCTCTTCGTCGAGCAATGCTTGTGAGAGCGCGAAAAGGTCTCGAGCTGCTGTCTATGAGGCTGCCGGGCATCATCGTTCGTTTGCGCTTTCCAGCGCCTATGACAACGCGGTGCATGATGCGTGCAAGTGATTGGGGTGCAGGGGCTTTGCCCCTGCGCTGACGCCGTTACCCGGCGCGCGTCCCGAAGTGGCGCTCTCGCCAGTCGCCCAGGTCTACGACAACGACCTTCACCAACGACTGCTGACGCGCTTTTCTGGCCGCGTTCCGGGCGCGGGTAGCGTCCCGTAGGTCCGTGGCGTCCGCACGCCATAGCAGGCCGCGCAGGCGGCGTTCGGGGATGCGTTCGCCGCTGGGCGCCACAAGGTCACGGCCGGCGAGCCGCCAGCCGGCCCATGGCCCATGTAGATCTACGTGGTTGTCCAGGACGTGCCGCGCGTGGTCGCGGGCGCAGCTGTTCGGGCAAGGTTTGCCGGCAGGCCCAGCGCAGCCGGCGCAGCGCGGCCGCCTTCGCCTGCGTCACACGATTTCGCATAATGTATATTATGTTCAAAATTGCAGCGGCGGTCCGGTCGTGATTGTGAATCAAGACATCAGGACACTTAACACGCTTATCCCGCCCGATCCAACGCCTGCCGCAACGCGCTCACCAGGCCCACGTCGGACTGCACCCAGTCGCTTTCCAGTCCGATCAACGCCGGATTGTGGTGACGCATGCTCGATGTGCGTACCGCCTTGGCGGATGCATGCAGCTCGTTGCAGCCGCTCTGGTTGGCGACGTTCACGATGTTGTCCGCATCCAGGCCGGCGCCGGCCATCAGGTGGATGCGGCCGGCG